CGCCATCGATGCGGTCAAGATCGCCAAGCATCTGGACCCGTGGACCGGAAACGACGTGTTCGGCGTGCGCCTCGATGCCGACTTTTCCACCGCGAAGTGGCAGGAGGTGCAGTAATGCAGGCCAAGGACCTGATGGGCATGGCGGTCGAGCAGCAGATCGCGGCCGAATTCATTGGCGTTGACCCCGGATCGCCGGATGGCGACAAGACGGTAATTTTCACCAGCACCCAGACCGCCGGCGGCGCGCTGAATGACTGGCTGCGCGAGAGGTTCCAGGCCAGCCGCAGTGAGTCCATCGGCGAGAACGCAGCGCACCGCGTCGCCTACCACGTCCAGCGGGATCTGGAGCAGCGCTACCCCGATTCCGTCAATGCGCGCTGTGTCGCCATGGCAGGCGAAGAAGACCGGCAGGGCCTGCTGGCGGTGACGTGGATGCGTGGCCGCGAGGTGTTCCATCGCCGCTACCCCGTATCTGCGTTTTACGTCGCAAATGCTGGTGCCGGCACCATCGCCAGTGTGTTCCTGATGAAAATCCATAAGCACATCGACTCAACCGAGGGAGCAGAACGCCCATGAGCATCCTGTCCAAGCTGACCGTGAAGCCCCTGCTGTGGACCATCGCCGCCCTGCTGGTGCTGCTGGTGGTCCAGTGGGGTGTGCACAAGGGCGCGGTCGGCAGCGCGCGCGCGGCGGTGGCCGATGCGAAGGCTGCGGTAGCAGCTGCCGATGCCAAGCTCACCGTTTCTGACCGCGCCCTGGCCGAGGCCACCACCGCCAACCGCAGCAACACCGCATCGATCCTCGACCTACAGCAGCGCCTGAGCGAGGCCGTTGGCCGCCGGCAGCAGGTGCAGGCCGCGCTGGCCGCCGCCGAGGCGGAGCGCGACGCGGCCAAGGCAGCACGCAACGCGGCATCCGCCGCCCTGAAAGCAGAACGGGAGAAGACCTATGCAACTGACCCATCGTGCTCGGCTTGGGGCGCTCGCCCTGTGTGCGGCGCTATTAGCAACGGCCTGCAACAGCAGTGGGAAGACGCAGGCCGGCCCGCCGCTGGTGGAAAGCCGGATCGTTGAGGCCGCGCGGGAACAGCTGGTGCCGATCAGCGCCACCCTGACCGACGTTCCCGAGCTACCGCCGCTGCCGCCGCCGGCAGTGTCCTACGGCACCGATGGCTGCGACCGCGCCCTCGGCTGCTACAGCTCCAGGCAGCTGGAATCGGCCCTCGGGGCCGCGCTGGACTGGGGCCAGCGGTCGGCCGACAATCTCCGGGCCATCCGCCGCGCGGGTGAAGCCGCCACCGCCACCAACAAGGGACCGCCGCAATGACCACCCGCATTCTGCTGGAGTACCCCAGCGCCTCGCCCGTTACCCGCGTGCTCAACGACCTGACCGAGCTGGCCCGTGCCGAAGGTCCGGGCGGCCAGCAGCCCGCCATTTCCATCGCCGGCGACGACCCCACCCAGGTCGGCTATGTCAAAACGCGCATGGCGCAGATCCGCAAGCCGCTGGCCGACTACACCCCCGGCGGTGACCTGCCGGATACCGACGCCATCGTGTCCAATGCCGACACCCTGCCGCTGCAGACCAATGGCGGCACGGCCAGCGGCAACGTGACCGCCACCGTGGCGGCCAATGCCGTCTCGAACGTCAAGCTGCCGGCCAGCACCGCGCTGGTGGGCAATGCCGCAACCGTGGCCGTGCGCAACTCGGCCGGCGCCGACAGCCACAACGGCACCAGCGTCACCACCACCCAGGGCGCACTGACCGGCATCAACCTTGCCGCGACCGTCGCCATGGTCGACAACAGCGATTCCGTGCCGCTGCTGCCGTCCGCCGGCACCACCCCGGCACAGGGCAACGGTATCGCCGCAGTCGCCGCCGGCGTGGTCACCGGCGTCCGCCTGCCTGCCACCTCGGCAGTGGTCACCAATGGGCAGGTGATCAACGTCACGGGCGGAACCGTCACCCTGACAGTGGCCGCCAACGTGGTCACCGCTGCATACACCGCCGCGTAACCCAGAAGCGGCCCACACGGGCCGCTTCCCACATGGAGCACCCCGATGGAAAAGCAAATGCGTGTCCTGCTGACCTTCCCGCCGACAGCGCCGTTTCACCGCGTGATTTCGGCGATCCGCGAGATCGGCAAGACCAGCCTGCCCGTGCGCCCCAGTGTCTTCCTGCCTGACTTCGATGAAGACGACGCCGAGCAGTTCGCCATGTTCAACCAGCTGCAGCAGTACGGCGTGCGCCTGGACGATGGAATGCAGGTGACCACCGACGAGGACGCGGCCGCCGAAGAGCACGAAGAGAACGAACGCCGCCGCGCTGACTGGGAGGCTGTGGCCGCCGCTGCCGCCGCCAGGGCGACCGGCGCCGTAGTGGCTGGCGAACAACAGGAGTCGCTGCAGGATGACGGCTCTGGCGAAGCGGCCAGCGGCGCGGCCGGCGATGCGCAGGTGCTGCAGGACGCCCAGCACCAGCACGACCAGCAGCAGGGCGGGCAGGACGCCAGCACCAGCACCGACACCACCACCCAGAGCGAGTAACCGGCCATGGCGCGCACCTTCCCCGATGACCCGCTGGAACTGGCGATCCCCCTTGGCACGACGTGGGAAGAGCAGTGGCAGCTGACCGATGACGACGGTACGCCTATCGACATCACCGGATACCACTTCCGCATGATGGTCCGCGACCGCGCCAGCGGCGAGCTGCTGCTGACGATCACCGACGTGGGCGCGACCCCCAATGCGGTGCTGCACGCCGTGGAGGGCCAGATCGACATCAAGGTCGACGCGGAGACGGTGCAGGACATCAGCCCCACCGGGAAGAAGCGATCAACCAGATGGGATGCGGAGCTGTACCAACCCGGTTCTACGATTGAAGATCCGCCGTATGTCATACCCGTGGTGGCCGGGAGTGCGGTGTTCACCCGTCGGCAGACCTTCCCGGTGATGATCCCATGACCGACATCACCATCAACAAGCGGGTGGTGGTGATCGGCGTAACCAGCCTGCCCAAGGCCATCCGGGTCAATTCCGAAGCCCAGCGCGCCATCACGGCTCGCCAGCAGCCCGTTGTGGTTCGTCCAACCAACCCGGTTCACAACGCCGTGGTGCGTGAGCCGCAGGCCGTGCTGGTAGACACTGGCGGAAGGCAGGGCCTGCCAGGGCCGGCTGGACCAGAAGGACCTGCAGGTCCAGAAGGTCCCGAAGGTCCGCCTGGGCCGGGCGGCATAGTGGTGATCAACGACCCGGTTGATGGCGATGTACCCGAATATAACGAAGTGCTGGGCGGCTACGTCGCCCGACGCGACCCACGAAAACTGTTGATTGATGGAGGCAACTTCTGATGGCCAATACCTTGCGAATCAAGCGCCGCGCGGTAGGCGGTGGTACTGGCGCTCCTGCCTCCATGGAGAACGCTGAGCTTGCGTTCAACGAGGACACCCGCGTCCTCTACTACGGCTTCGGTACCGGCGGCACCGGAGGATCGGCCACCCAGGCAATCGTTGTCGGCGGCGAAGGTGCCTACGTCACCCTGTCAGGCCCGCAGAGCATCAGCGGACAGAAGGGCTTTGACACCATCCCCACCGCGCCAACGGCCACGGCCGGCGACAGTTCCACGAAGCTCGCCACCACCGAATTTGTGCAGGCAGCGGTGACCGGCGGCTCGGTCGGCGACGGCGATAAGGGCGATATCACCGTTAGCGGCTCCGGGACTATCTGGACCATCGACCCGGGCGCCGTCAGCAACGCCAAGATGGCGAACATGACGGCCAACACGTTCAAGGGCCGCCTCTCCAGCACCGGCGCGCCGCAGGACCTGACCGTCACCCAGGTGAAAACCGCGCTTGCGCTCAACAACGTCGACAACACCTCCGACGCCAGCAAGCCGATCAGTACCGCAGTGCAGAACGCGCTGGACTTGAAGGTCAACAGCTCGCTGGTTGGCGCCAACAACGGCATCGCCCAGCTCGGCAGCGACGGCAAGGTTATTGCCGCTCAGATCCCGGCCATTGCCATCTCCGACACGTTCGTGGTGGCTACCCAGGCGGCGATGCTGGCGCTGACGGCCGAGCGCGGCGACGTTGCCGTGCGCACCGACCTCAGCAAGAGCTTTATCCTGACTGCTGAGCCGGCTTCGACGCTGGCCAACTGGCAGGAGCTGCTGACCCCGGCCAGCCCGGTCACCAGCGTGTTCGGCCGCACCGGCGCGGTGACCGCCAGCTCCGGCGACTACACCGTCGCGCAGGTCACTGGCGCCGCTCCTCTGGCCTCCCCAGCACTGACCGGCACTCCCACCGCGCCCACCGCCGCGACGGCCACCAACAACACCCAGATCGCCACCACGGCCTTCGTCAAGGCACAGGGCTACAGCACCACCGTCGGCACCGTCACCAGCGTCCAGATTTCTGGCGGCACCACTGGCCTGACCGCCTCCGGCGGCCCGATCACGGCCTCGGGCACCATCACGCTGGGCGGCACCCTCGCTCTGGCCAACGGCGGCACTGGCGCAACCACCGCTGCTGATGCGCGCACGAACTTGGGTCTCGGCACGATGGCTACGCAGAACGCCAACGCGGTGGCCATCACCGGCGGCACGATCGACAACATCGTGATCGACGGAGGTACCTTCTAAATGGCCGTTGTCTTTAAACCAAAACGCTCGAGCGCCGCTGGCGCAGTACCTACCACCGCGCAGCTCACGGACGGAGAAGTCGCTGTCAACACAACCGATCGGAAGGTGTATGCCCGAGCGGGGTCTTCTGTGGTGAAGGTAGCGAACTACAGCGTACTAGGAGATAGCTCTGCGATATTGGCAAGGCGCAACTCCACAGCCATCCAAAAATTCTCCGCTGGCGCCTTCGCTACTGTGCTTTTCAACGATGTCTCTCTTGATCTATCAGGCGAGTACACCGCATCAACGGGAACTACAGTTATAAAGGCCGCTGGAGTTTACTTAGTGGCCGCCACTGTCCATGCGGGGCCTGTAGCAGATGGCGCGAACTTCGCGGTATCTATTTTCGTGAATGGAACTGAGCGCTCTCGTCTTGCAGAGCAGGCGCCTAGTAATCCGGGGGCTATCGGCCTATCGCTGGCTTGCGGCGGAGCAACGGCATTACAATTGTCAGCGAATGATTCCGTGCAGATTAGAGTTTATGTAAGCGCGACTACCGATCCAACTTTGTTGGGGGTGACTAACAATTTTTTTGCAGGTACGCACTTAGAGATCATCAGGCTCTTCTGATTCAAGCCATGCTAACCGCCTGAGACAGGGCACAGGAGCATAGAGAGCTGCTGCAGCTACTTCAACAGCAGCGTGGAGCGGTACCGGCTGGAAGCGCGGGCCATGGTGGATTGGCGCGACGCGGTGAATCAGGCGCTGGAGGCGCTGGTCAAGGCCCCGCCGGCCGGCGTAGAGACGTGGGATCAGGTCCGCGCGCTTCTGCCGCAGCCAGGGGCGTACAGCTGGCCGACGAAGGAGGAATTGCCGCTCGATGGCGTACCGCCCGTGACCCTTCCGGTAGACTGAAACCATGGCGGTTTCTACCGCTGACCACCTGCAACCGAGACGGATAACGACATGGCAAAGAAGGCGCCCCCTACGCCCGAAAAGCCGCCCCGCAAGCCGGCGAAGCGAAAGCCCGTCGCCAGCGTGAAGGCAGCACCACCAGACGACCCGGAGATCATCGGGCCGCTCGGCGACTTCATTCCGGTGACCATGCTGGTGAAGTACGCCGATTTCGTGCGCTTCTACCTCGAAACCGGCGACAGCATCGGTTCGGCCAAAAAGGCCATGCTGATGCCGGAAGACATTTCGCCGCAGTCAGCGCGCGCCACGGTGCGCGGCATCCTGCACAACCCGCATGTGGTCGAGATGCTGACCACGCAGTACAAGGCCATCCTGGCGAAGACCGGGGCCACCGTTGAGCGCGTGTGGGAGGAAATCGCCTATGCCGCGTTCCTCGACCCGGCCGTGTTCTACGACGCCGAGGGCAACGTGAAGCCGATGACCGAGATCCCCGAGCCAGCGCGCCGGGCGATCACGGGGATGAAGGTGAAGACCGGCACCATCGGCGAAGACGGCGAGTTCACCGAGCGCGAGCTGAAACATGGCGGCAAGGACGCGGCGCTCGACAAGCTGATGCGACTGCACCGCATGATCGATCAGGACAAGCTGGTAGTGGTCGACGGCGACGAGTGGATGCGCAAGATCAATGAGGGCCAGAAGCGAGCCGCAGACGCGGCCAGGGGCGTGCGGCAATGAGCGCGGCAACCGGCAACCGTCGAACCGCAACCGCCGCCAAGGCCCTGACAGCGCGCGACCTGCGCCTGCAACAGGAGATTTGCGAGAAATACTACTTCGACCCCTACGGGTTCGTGCTCGCCATGTTCCCGTGGGGCCAGCCCGGCACGCGCTTATCCGACGAGGAAGGCCCGGACAAGTGGCAGATCGAGGTGATGGAGCGCCTGGGCGAGTCGCTGCGCGCCGGTGTCAGCATGGAGGACGCGCTGCCCACCCTGATCGCGGTTGCGTCCGGCCACGGCATCGGCAAAACGGCCTGCATCGCGTGGATCTTGATCTGGTTCCTCAGCACCCGCGATCACCCCCAGGTGGTGGTGACGGCGGGCAAGAAAGAGCAGCTGATGGGCAAGACGTGGCGCGAGCTGGCGAAGTGGTTGAAGATGGCCTACAACGGCCATTGGTTCGTGTGGTCGGCCACCAAGATCGAGCACGTCCTGTTCCCCGAAACGTGGAACGCCCAGGCCATCGCGTGGTCCAAGCACGCCCCGGAAAACTTCGCCGGTACCCACGAAAAGCATGTGCTGGTCATCTTCGATGAAGCCTCAGCGATCGATGACGTGATCTGGGAGGTGACCGACGGCGCCATGACCACCCCCGGCGCCATCTGGATTGCCTTCGGCAACCCCACGAAGAACAGCGGCAGATTCTTCGACTGCTTCAACAAGCTGCGGAAAATGTGGATCACCATGCAGGTGGACAGCCGGACGGCCAAGAAGGCCAACCGCCGGTTGCTCGACAGCTGGGTGGAGACGTATGGCGAGGACAGCGATTTCGTCAAGGTCCGCATCCGTGGCGTGTTCCCGGCCGCCGGCGACCTGCAGTTCATCGGCAACGACATCGTGCAGGCCGCCATGGAGCGCGAGGTCCCAGACCGCCTGTTCAAGAAGTACGGCAAGGTCCTGGCCGTGGACGTTGCCCGCCACGGCAGCGACCAGACCGTGTTCTGCAAGCGGCAGGGCCGCAAGGTGTTCCCGTTCCGGCGGCTGCGCATCAAGGATCTGATGAAGATCGCGGCGCTGGTGGCCGAAGAGATCAACGACTGGCAGCCCGATGCGGTGTTCATCGATGCCACCGGCATGGGCTGGGGCGTGGTCGACCGCCTGCACCAGATGGGCTACACCCAGGTCATCGGCATCCAGACAGGCGAGAAGGCGTTCGCCGAGAATCGCTACTTCAACCGCCGGGCCGAGCTGTGGGGCGCCATGAAGGACTTCATCGCCAGCGGCGCGCAGCTGCCGGATGACCGCGAGCTGGAAACCGACCTGACCGGCATCGAATACGGGTTCGACGGCAAGCAGCGGTACGTGCTGGAAACCAAGGAAGACATGAAGGAGCGCGGCCTGGACAGCCCCGACAGCGCCGACGCCCTTGCGCTATCCTTCGCCTCGCCGGTGGCCCCGACCAAGGCCAAGCCGGAAACGTGGCGGAGCCGACTCAAAAATAAGCGACGCCAGCGCTCGGCGATGGCGGCATAGAGGACAGAACGATGGCCGATGGCAATCTCCCCCCAGTCCGGGGCATCAACGGCAAACCGCTGGAAGACGGCGAGGCCCGGCGCATTGCTGGGCTGAACGTTGCCCGCTACGAATACGCCAAGCTGCGGGGCCACGTCACCTACTGCGAGACGGCGGCCAAGAACGAGCGAATGTACCTTGGCGGCGGCCACCAGTGGGAAGAGGGGGTGCGACAGGAGTACGAGGACGCCGGCAAGCTGCCGGTGGAGGTCAATGAGATCGCCGACGCGGTGAACACTGCGCTCGGCAACCAGATCCAGAACCGCGTGACCATCGCCTACCGCCCTCGCGGTGCCGGCGCCACCGACACCATCGCCAGCACCCTGAGCCGGGTTGCCATGCAGGTGTGCGACAACAACGATTTCAGCCACGTTGAAACCGAGGTGGCCGCCGACGGCTTCATTCAGCAGCGCGGCTACTTCGAGATTCGCGTCGACTGGAACGAAAACCTGTTCGGCGAGATCAAGCTGTACTCCCTCGATCCCATGGACGTGATCCCCGACCCGGACGCCAAGAGCTACAACCCGGAATCGTGGAACGATGTCACCATCACGCGCTGGCTCTCCCTGGACGAAGTGGAGGCCACCTACGGCGAAGAGGCCCGCCGGCGCGTGGAGGCCCACTACAACCTACGCAACGAGCACAGCGACGAGGATTTCGGCGAGGACGAGCTGGACGCGGTGCGCCGTGCCAAATTCGGCATGGAGAACGCGGTAGGCGAAACCAGCGCATACGGCGGCTACGTCTACTGGGATGGCGACCCGGAAGACGAAGACGCCATCGTCATGGTGCGCATCCTCGATCGCCAGTGGTACCGCAACACCATGTGCGAGTGCGCCCTGTACCCCACCGGCGACATCCGCATCATGGAGGACATGGACGAGATCAAGCGTCAGGCCGCGATCAATGCCGGCGCGATCCTGTTCCAGAAGACCATGCGCCGCGTGCGCTGGACCGTCAGCACCTACGGCGACTGCCTGCTGCACGATTCGTGGTCACCCTACCAGCGCTTCACGGTGGTGCCATTCTTCCCGTATTTCCGCCGTGGTCAGACCCGAGGGCTGGTAGACAACGCCATCGGCCCGCAGGACATGCTCAACAAGGCGCTGACGCAGTACCTGCACATCATCAGCACCACGGCGAACAGCGGCTGGATCGTTGAAGAAAACAGCCTCGCCAACATGTCGCCGGATGATCTCGAAACCGAAGGTTCGGTTACCGGGCTGGTGCTGGAATACAAGAAGGGGACCACACGGCCGGAAAAGATCCAGGCCAACACGATCCCCACCGGCGTGGATCGCCTTATCCAGCTCGGTTC